ATTGAATTTGCGGATAACCGAATAAATATCACCAGTCCAGGAAACATTGAAATCCACTGTCAGCAGGCCACTATCAAGGCCCCTTCTGGGGTGATCCTCGATACGCCCCAAGCGCATTTTACCGGAAATGTCACGGCGGCGGGTGACATCACCGATAATGTCGGTACGCAACAGGCCAGCATCAAAGCGCTGCGGGAAGCTTACAGCAGCCATTATCATCATGTGAACGGGGTAGAAAGCGGCAGCAGCCGTGTCACATCGGATAAACCGGAGCACACGCTATGACCTATTGCACCCTAAAACTGGATAAGGCGTGGGATTTAACGCTAGACGGTGAAGGCAATTTGGCAATAGTGACCACCCCTGCCGCGGTAGCCCAGGATGTGGCCTCGGCCTGTCTGGTATTTATGGGTGAATGTTATTTTGACCGTTCACTCGGCATTCCATGGAAGGAGGAAGTCCTCGGAAGACGACCCACTGCCGGATTTATTGCGCAAAAACTACAAGTTGAGGCCGAAAAACTGCCCGTTGTTAACCAGGCAATAGCAAGCGTCAGGCTGGATAAGGCCAGCCGGAAACTGCGCGGTGTCATTCGCGTCACGGATAACGAGAATAACCGATTGGAGGTGATATTATGACCACAGTGAAAACCGCGGTACCCGATGTCACGATAACCGAAAACGGGGTGTCGGTGCCGGATATCGCGGACGTGCTCGCCGGACGGCTGACGGATTTTGTCGGTATATTGGGCGGCAATGCCAGTCAATCACTGAGCGCCCCCCAAGGACAGATAGCCCAGAGTGAGACCGAAATACTGGCGCAGGTCTACGACAAATTATTATGCCTGTTCAACCAGATTAACCCCGATTTTGCGAGCGGGCGCTTTCAGGATGGAATAGGGCGCATCTATTTTCTCAATCGTATTCCTGGTCAGGGTAGCGTTGTCATGGCCACCTGCACGGGCAAAGTCGGCACCCGTATCCCAGCAGGCAGTACCGCCCAGGATAAGGCCGGTTATTTGTGGCGTTCAGTGAGCGAAGCAACCATCCCTGCCAGCGGCACGGTAAAAATCCCCTTCCAGAACACGACGCATGGCCCCATCGCCTGCGCCACGGGGGAATTAACGCAAATTTTTAGCTCTGTTTCAGGGTGGGACGCCATCACCAATGACACACCGGCCCGTGTCGGGTCACAGGTAGAATCCCGCATTGCCTTTGAAACACGCCGCCGCCAATCAGTGGCGCGCAACGGTCGTAATACCGATGGTGCGATGAAAGCGGCCCTACTGGAAACCCAAGGTGTGACGGATGCGTATGTCTGGTCAAACCGAACAAGGGAGACGGTTACTATCGGCACGACTCTTTATCCGGTTAAACCGCATTCCGTTTTTATTTGTGTGAATGGTGGCAACGATACCGATATCGCCGAGACGATCTTCCAGTATTACAATCCTGGCGCGGACATGAATGGGGATACCACCTTTACTGTTTATGACAAAGAGAACGACTCGCCGCCTTACCCGCAATATGTGATGCAGTGGCAGCGAGCCACCCCATTAAGCGTCTATTTTTCCGTCAACATTGATAAAAGTCTCAATCCTCCCTGTGACATTACCGAGCAAGTTAAAAAAACAGTTATTCGCGTGTTTAATGGCGAGGTAGAAGGTATTCAACGTGCGGGCATAGGGGCAACCCTGAATGTGGGTAAATACTACGCGCCGATTATTGCGATTGAGCCTTATTCGGTGAGTGTCGTATCAGTGATGATATCCCAAGACGGCAAAAACTGGCTGTCTGCGTTAACACCAGGCGTGGCGCAAGTCCCCGTTTTGCAAGCCGATAACATTCACGTGGAGTTAAGATGAGTTGGCAAAAAACGGTGCTAAACCAGTACAGTGCCAGCCAGAAATTGCTGTCTGTCATCGCAACATTCGAGCAGGCGGTGAGTCTGGAGTATTTCACTGACCGGTTTCTTGATGAAGTGTGGGATATCACCACCTGCAACCGCTTTGGTCTGGATATGTGGGGGAAAATCGTCAACATTTCACGTTACATCACGGCGGAAGTCGATAACAGCGCGTTTGGGTTTGCGCAGGCAGACGAAGGAAAAGCGGATTATCCCACCCCGTTCAGTGATGCCCCTTATTACGCGGGTGTGCAGGAAACCAGAAAAATCCGGCTAGCGGACAACGCTTATCGAACCTTGATACTCAGCAAGGCGTTTTCTAACATCAGTATTGCGACTATTCCTGAAATCAATCGCTTCTTACGTTTTCTGTTTAAGGGACGCGGCGAGGCGTTTTGTGTGAATTATCGTGACATGACTATTGGTATTACCACCGCCTTTCCCCTAGAACCCTTTGAATTGGCGGTATTGAGAAACAGCGAGGTCACCCCGTTACCTTCTGGGGTACTGATGAATATCAATCAGGTCGTCGCCCCCTACTTTGGCTTTGCCGAGGATGCCTATCCGTTTAATGAGGGGATGTTTTTTACGGCGGGGCGTTAATCATCCAGTAGAATTTTTTGGAGTATTTTATGAAAAAAACAGACTTGCCCGCTCGTAAACCGGTGCCCTTTGGGGCGAATGGTTCACGGCGTGATTTAACGGCGAAAACGCCAACCGGCAGTAATCAGGCTTCTTATGATGCCGGTTTTCCTCCCATTACCATGACGATTAAAGCCGCAGGCGGCTTGCCCCCTGATGGCCGTGACATGAATCAGGCACTTAACGAACTATACACCGGCTATCGTTGGCATAATGCGGGCGCGGGTTACCCTTTTGATGCCGATTTTGCCACGGCGATTGGTGGTTATCCGGCGGGGGCGAAAGTGCCCAATTCCACGAATGACGGTTTTTGGCTAAATACAATAGACGGGAATACGACCAATCCGGAAGTGTTGGATGCCTCCGCAACAGGGTGGGTACCCGTGAATAGTTACGGCATCACCAGTATAACCGGACTGGAAACCGGCACGATAACCTTGACTACCTTACAGGCCGCAAAAGAAGAACTGGTCTTCAGTGGCAATCTTATTGCTGATACCACCGTAATTTTCCCGCCATGGATAAGAAACTGGACTGTCACCAATCACTGTCAGGGGAATTTCACCCTGACCTGTAAACCCCTGTCAGGGACTGGTGTTGTACTGCCCAGTGGCAGAAATGTTATCCGTTGCGATGGTTCACAGATTATTTTTGCTATCCTCGTTGCGTCGCTCACTCAACACGGTCTCACACGGTTAAGTAGCGCCACTGACAGCAATGATGAAACGCTGGCCGCCACACCCAAAGCCGTCAAAGCCGCTTATGACTTGGCGAAAACCGTAAGTATTGACGGAATTTATCCGGTAGGGATTGTTGTCTGGTTTGCTCAAAATAAAAATCCCAATACCTTATTTCCAAATACAAAATGGCAATACATTGGTGAAAATAAAACCATTCGTTTAGCAAAAGCAGATGGTTCTAATGTATTCACTACCGGAGGCGCTGATGCTATTAAGCTGACAGAAGCCCAATTACCCGCTCACGGGCACACTTTTTCAGCAACAACCAGTAGCTATGATTATGGCTCGAAGCAAACAAATACAACAGGCCAGCACTACCATGTTTATGCCGGAGTAGCTGGTGATAGTTGGAATGCAAGAGGTGGTGATGGAAGTAATAACCAATGGAAATACGCTACTAAAAATACAAATCCAGCAGGTAACCACGCCCATACTGTTACTCTTGGTCCACATTCACATAATGTTTCAGGTACAACCGGAAAGACGGGAAGTGGTAGCGAAATTGACATAACCAATAGCTTTATCACCTTAATGGGCTGGTACAGAATTAGCTAAGGAATAAAAAATGTTTAGAATTTTTAAAGCCTATAATTACACGAGTGATACCTGTGAGTTGATTGGTTCTTGCGATGCTTACACGGATGAAACTCATGACATACTGCCTTTTCATACTGAGAAAAAACCGATTGATAAAAAGGAAGGTTTCGCTGTTGTTTTTAATGAACAAAATCAGGAATGGGAATATCAGGAAGATCATCGCGGTTTGGTTTTGTTTGATACGAAAAGCCGTCAATCTGTCACCCTTGAAAAATTAGGTAAGGTACCGGAATATTTAACATCATTAGCCCCTCAAAGCGAATATGATGTTTGGGATGGTGAAAAGTGGGTCAAGGATGCAGAAGCTGAAAAATTAGCAGAAAGACAAAAATTAGAAGGCATCAAACAACAAAAATTATATGATGCCACTCGTGAAATTGCACCCCTTCAAGATGCAGTCGATTTAGAAATGGCCACCGAAGACGAGAAAAAACGACTGATAGCATGGAAAAGATATCGTGTATTAGTTAATCGTATAGAAATATCAACCACAGATATAGCTAGGCGACTTAATTTTGATTACAAGGTGTGTTATGAGTTATACAATTGA